TGCTCCATCTTAACGTGTACTTGATTTATTTTATCATCTAGTGTTTTACCGAAAGCAACCCACACAGATTTATCGTTTACTATTTTCTTAAGTGCTATTATGTTATCTACGTAACTGTCTGTCATTATCTAGCCATTAGTCCTTTTTTTACTATGGTTTTTTTCTTATTATCTAAACGGGGCTTAGTTATACTTTTTTGGTTTGCTTTTACCGATGTAGAAACAAGATCATCAGGTACTTTAGTCTCTATACCCCCTAAAAAAGGACTTAGTACTTCAGCAGCTAGTCTAGCAAAACTACCCATTACTGTACATTCCCACTAAAGCCTTGTTCACCTGGAGCTGCAGCACCGCCTATACCTATGTTAGCACCACCACCACCAGACATATCTGCAGGAGCTTGTGGACCTTGACCCGTAGGTGCAGCACCAGCAGGGCTAGGTGTAGCAGGTGCGCCACCTTCAGGTCCTGGAGCAGGTTCAGGAGGGGCTGTGAAGCCTTTAAGTATCTCAGCTTGTATTGCTGCGTCAGCTAATGAGTTAGTCACTTTGTCTGGGTCTAAGTCCATACTAATAGCTATCTCACGTATAATGTAATCCATCTTAGCGAATGGAGCAAGTGTTGGGTTCTGTGCAACTTGTAGGAACTGCATTAAACGTTGACTACGTACTTCGTTAGCCATTAGTGATTCAGTACCTTGCGCTTTAACGTCTAAGTCACCCTTTATCTCTGGATCATAGTCGAACTGCATATTAAAGTTAAAGAATGCTTTACCTAATGGGTTAATCAAGTAGTCATCTACGTTCTTTATAACAGTTCGTATAGAACCATTAGCTGCAGACATAAGCATAGAAATCCCAGAAGCAGTTCTCCCTACTCCAGAGACACCTGTTTGCCCATGCGCGAAAGACGGGAACCCTGTACTTTCATCGGCTAACACCCTTGCTTTATCAAATAGTTGCATATTCTCTTGGGCTACATTAGGGAACTTAGTACCGAATATAGCTTGTCCTGGCGCACCGCCTTGCCGTCTAAAGACTTTACCTGGATATACACTTAGGTCTTGCCCAGGTACTAAGTTAGTCTCGTCTACTTCTATGATTAAGTTACCTGACAACGCAGAGTTATCTATCGCCATACGCATAAAGCCATTCATCAAGGTCTGTGTGTCATCCATGTTCTCAGCTATGCCTACACCAAAGAAACTATAAGGTGATACTTCATACGGTACAGCGTAGTACGGAATATAAGAAGGCTTGAATGGGTTCATAACTAAACGTAGTACTTCGTTATTACATATCCATATGTTTACGTTTAGTTGCTCTGCGTCTTTTAGCTCTTTAGGTATATCTATTTCGTGTTCTTCTAATATCTCTCTATCTACAAAACCCCAGAACTCTAATACTTCGTAGCGTTCAGCTTGTGAGCCGTGTTCTGCTTCTTCCATAGTTTGTTCCCACCACTTCTTAGTGTAGGACTCACCCATGTTTAGTGATAGGTCTATAGCGTTCTTTCTAAAGAAGGGTCTGTCTTTTAATGCTCTCATCTGTGAGCGAGACATTTTGTGGCGTTCAATTACGTACTCAGCTTCATCCATGTTAGCTGCATCAGGATCAGGGTAGAAGTTCCATATAGATACATTACTAGTTGACGGTACTGTTTTAATTGTAGGGTTATATTCACCACCCTCATCCCAGTTAGCGTACTCTTTAGATATAGCAAACGGACCTTTCATTATACCTGTACCAAACAAAGCTAACTCAAATGCTGCTAATCTTAATTGTTTATTAGCACCTGACTCTTCTAATTGGTCGTGTATCTTTTTCTGCATTTTCTTAGCTGCAACTAACGCAGGATGAAAAGTAATACTTGTAGGTGTTGGTCCTGGACCTTCTATTAGTTTATCACCTACAGGTTCAAGTTTATTTTGCAATGCACCTAGTCTATCTTTTATAGACTCCATTGTATCGCCTGGCTCTAATGCATTATCAGGAGAAAAGGTAGGTCTATCAAATGCTTTCTTAATTGCATCCATACCTTCTTCAGCTTTAGGATTAGCTTCAAAGTGTACTGTATCAGCTACGCCTTCAGGTAAACTAGTTGGGTCTACACTAAGAGGGAACTTAGAGTTACCAAATAAAACATCAATTACTTGCCCGTAAGCTGCAAGTGTTTTAGTCTTTGTTACTTTAACGAATACACGAGAACGTTCTGTGTCAGTAAACTGTACATCGGGGCCATACAAACCTCTGTAGTTTCTGTAAGCTTGTAACCAACGTGTCTCATCATTTTGTCTAGCGTCTTCTGCTTTACTGAATTTACCTTCAACAAAGTTAGATATTCTACCTACAGAAGAATCTTCTTGTTCTTCCGTATCTTTAATGTCTTCTATAAAGGAAGACTCGTCACTTTCAATGTTATAATCTAGATCATCTTCAGCCATATGTTAATATCCAAATGTTGTATCTGACGCTTGAAAGCCAGAGCGTTGTGTAGCAGGATTAAAATCCCATAAAGAACTTCTTGGTCTTGTCATAACACCGTATCGTAAGGCATCGTATAAGTGGTCTTCTGCGTGTGTATCTACATCTTCAGGGTTACGTTTGTCTAAAGGTAAACTAGGTACTTGCGCTATTGTATTAGTACAACTAGAGAAAAACACTAATCTTGGTTCTTCTGTAAACTCGTCTACCTGTAGCCTTCTATGTATTTCATTTTTACCTGAAACACGAGAGCCTTTACTTCTGTCGGATGGTCGCCATCTGCAACCCTTCATGTTCATCTGTTCAGCTAGACTTGGACCTGTATCACCTCTGTTGTGCCACAGTGAAGAGTCTAACACACCGTATCTAATTGTACCATCTTCTTGTTCTGCGTCAAGTATCATATCAGCTAAATCTGTAGCTGTAACTTTAGTGACATACATTTCTCTGTATACTACTAATTGTTCTGCTGGAGTTACAGCCATCCATACCACACCAGTCCAACTTCCGTATCCGTAGTCACACGCTCTAAACCTAGTCCAACTCTTAGGTATAGTATAGGGATCTACTACGTGTATGTTACGGTTAAACTCAGGGAATGCTGCACCTTCGTTTACATCCCAGTTACCTTCTAGTAGTTGCTTACGTTGATGTTCAGGTAATGAGAGAAGCATCGCTTCGTAGTCACCACCCTGTGACAAGTAAGGATTATCAAACAAACTAGCAGGAATAAACCTACGTTTAAATAAAGGCTGCCCTTCGCGGCTGTGACCTTTAGGGTATATTATTGTATCGCCTGACTCTATGTCTGTAGCCCAAAAAGGATCTTTAGCTGGGCTAGGGTCGATAAACATTTTCTTAACCCACTGATGTCCTGCACCTCCTGGGTTGGTAGTTGCTCTCATATACAAACCTAACTCGTCAGAGTGTGCGCTCCTGAGTCTTGATCTCATATAATTCCAAGCGTAAGGAGTACTCCATTGTGTAAGTTCGTCAAAACCAATCCAATTGAAAGCCTGACCTTGATAACGCATGACATCCATGTCTTTATCGAGGTAAGACATCCAGAGCCTACCACCTCTAGGGGAAACCCATTGACTTTTTCTTTCAGACCACTTAATTCCTGGGATAGCTTTAGGATATAGCTCTTGGCTTTTCTGTATAAGCTCACGTAGTTCCTCTGTCGTGTGTCGGACTAACAAACCACTAAAATTAGGGTTATTTAGACCGTGTAATGGGTCAGCAAGCATCGCATAACTTTTTCCACCACCTGCTGCGCCCCCATATAGTACCTCTCGCTCTGAAGAAGATAAGAAATCTGTTTGTGGACCCTTATTAGGAGAAAAAACTATGTTTTGTAGCTCTTCTATAGGTATTTCAGGTGTTATAGGCGTAGCTGGTATTACTTTAGGTAATTTCTTCTTGGATGGTGTAGCTGCCGATACCTTTTTCTTCGAGCTTTTGGATTTCTTCAAGCGTTTCTTTGAGCCTTCTGGCAAGGTTGCGTTTAATTGAAGCTGTTCGTTTACGTTTTTGCTCAATTGTTATTCGCTTTCTTAGACCTTCACCAGAAATGTAACGACCTGTTTGTTTTGTTAACCAAATAGCTACGTCTCTGTAAGCATATTGTTTTAAATGGCGTTTAGCAAGCTCTAATGCTTCTAATTGTATTTCAATAGGTTGTAATAACTTGTCGTTGTCTTTATCTAACTCATAACCGAAAGGTACAGTACGACTAACACGCGCTATAGTGTGCCATTCTTTCTCTTTACCTTTGTTAGGTTTAGGTAATTCCCAGTATCCTAACCATTCTTTTTGTAAATACATCTTATATTCTTACAAAACTGTTAAGTAACTCTTCTTTTAGCTGTTTTTGTTCTAGGAAAAGACCTATTTGATGTTTTAGTAGTCATTTTAAGGTTTTTACGGCTGTTGTTTAGTGGGTTGTTGTTTTTATGAGCGACATCTTTACCGTCATTCTTCTTAGCTACACCACCAGCTACCATCTTAGCTCTTGCAGTGTTGCGAGATGCACGTCTCTTTATCTGTGAAGGTTTACCTTGATAATTTTTGTATTCACTCTTATAGTTTCTATTCATTGTTACCCTCTTTAGGTGGTAAATAAAATACACCACTAGATGCTTGTATGTCTACTTTATCAGTCTTAATCAAACCAGCCCTATCTAACACATCTTTAGCTGCAACCATCTTCTCTTTTATGCCTAGCTCTGTAGGGTCGTTCACAGCGTTACCTAGCGCAAAAGCTGCACGAGGCGCAGTTCTAGCAAAATAGGAGCGTGTAGCGTCTAGTATCTCTTCTTTGAGAGACTCAACTATAATACGTGTAGGTGTATTATCGCTGTAGCCTGATAGCTTCTTAGCTAAGACTACATCACCTGCTGCTTGATCGAACAGTACCTCTAAGAAGTTCTGTTGGTTTTCCGTTAATTGTCTAGCCATAGTTATTTCTTCTTCTTTTTAACGTACATACCTTTATTAGCTTTAGGAAACCCAGCTTGCATATTATCGTAAGCTTTTTTTGTTATGGTGCTATCTTTTTTCTTTCTGCTAATGCCTTTTTTCTTTCTAGCATTAATGTTTGCGTATAGTCCTTTAGGTGCTGCCATTTTATTTTTTTACCCTTTTTGTTTTCTTTTTAGGTCTAGCTTTAGCTTGTGCCGTTTTAGATAGTTCTTTAAAATGATACAAGCGTTTACTAGACTTACTATGTGCTTTACCTGAGTGCAAGGTGCCATCAGCCATTTTATGCATACCGCCTTTATGCTCAGTTCCGTCACGAAAATAATGTGGTACACCTTTCATGTCAGCTACCGCACTGACACTTATCGCAACAACTACAAGGCATATTAAGTAAGGATCTTATTAATCGTTTAATGTAAGCCATATTATTCCCCTATTGTTAATCTTTTAATATCACCACGACAGATACCTAAGTCGTTTAGTTCTCTTTCTGTCATATTCATTAGCTGCCAGTATGCTGTTCTGTTTTCTGTATATGTTTTATATATGTTAATTAGTCGTCTAATCATTTTGTATAACTCCTTTTTAATGACTAAGGAAGTTATATCATATTTAGTTATATCATAAAAATGCTATTATTGCAACCCCGATATGCTTTTTTGTAGTTTACTTTTCATGTCCAGCAAAAGCTGATCCAGTAAGTATAGCCCCAAAAGCTAAGTGAAACAAACCACCACCCATAAGAGTAAAAGGATTATGTTGACCTGTGAGCTTTTTCATTAGCTCCATCTGAACCATCGGTTCTGGAGTAGAATTTATAATATCCATAAACTGTGATATATCTGGTCTATTAATGCCGTACCAGATAGGTACAAACATAAAGTCATAAAAACATATAAGTAAGTAAATTATAAGAGCCGTCCATCGCCAAGTCATAGTAGACTTTTGTTGCGCTGTTAGTTCCTTACTCATTTACTATTAGATACACGGAGGTTCACACACTGCTGTGTTAGTTCCGTAAATCACTAGGCCTATGCCTATTATAAGTACTATAGCTATCCAAACCCATTTATTCTTTAACATTATACAGACTCCCCTATAGTTCGTATCTTAAAACAGTGTGTCGCTACATACACTTTATTCTTACTTAGTGCTTTACCCATTTTAGTTACACTGTCTGAACACGCAGGTTTATCTTGAAACAAACCTCCCGTTCTAACCATTATATCGCAGGTATCAGCTTCTAGTGTAATACAGTGAAGTATGACAGCTAACCACATTACTTTTTCTTTTTACTGTTGTAGAACATACCGCCACCACGATAGTCAGACATACCTTTTTTAGACATACCACCACGGTTCATCATTTTAAAGTCTGCACCAGATATTTTACCGTCTTTGTTTTTATCTAATTTAGTTTGACCACCTGATAGATAACCCATTTTCTTTTTACCGTACATTATACCACCTTTATTTTTACCTAAAGCTTTTCGAGTAGCCATTATTAAGTCATACTCTTTCTTAGGTATCATTTCACCTTTAAACATTTTTAATTCTGTTACTTTATCTGCTTTCTTATTTTTCTTACCTAACATTGAAACTTTTTCTAGTTTATCTAGGCTAGATCTATTTCTAGTTTTACTAAGCTTTTCGTTTTCTTTAGCTATACTCTTTTTTTGTTTTTTATCTTTATACTCTTTACGTAAACGATCTAGCTCTTCCATTCTACGTTTTTCTACGGACTCTCTGTCCATCTTCAATGGTTTAGCTTTATTAGTTTTCTTTTTATTCTTAGCTGCTTTTCTAAGTTTATCTAGCTCTTTTTGAAGTTTAGCTTCTTGTTCTTCTCTACCCATAGTACTTACCCTTTATTTAGACTTTGTTTTACTTATTGCTGTAGCACCCATGAATCCTACAACTACTCCTAACTGAGCTACTATAAAAGTATTTAAAAAACTAGCAGCGGATTGCATTTTTTCTGCACTTACAATAGGTGTAAACAATATTATAACTGCTACTATAGTTACAGACATTGCCAGCCACGCCATTATACGCTGTGTGTCCATTAGCTTATCTTCGTTCTCTAGGCGTATCCACCTTTCGTGGCGATCCATCTCTTCGTCAGTAATAATGCCGTCACCATCAGTGTCAGCCATAGCGTACTTACTGTCTACTTGTAGCTTCTTAGGTGACACTACTTAGTCTTTTTCTTTTTCTTATTAGGCTTTAACTTTTTAATGACCTTAGTAGTCCACGCTTCGTTGACTTCTGTATCTGGGTCATCTTTAATGTAGTGGCCTTTATCGTTTCTAGCTCGTACTAGTTCTGTCTCAACTAGGTCAGCAGCTACAAGGGCTTCTTCGGGTGTAGCTTCTTCCTCTACCTTATTACATATAGCTTCTATAGCTTCATCTTTAAACCATACCTGTCCGTAGGCATCCATACCTGCTTCGGGTTGACCGTTAAGTCCTAAGACTGTGTTGTCATCTTGTACTACAAAGCCTTTAGCTTCTAGGCTGCTCTTCTTGTCTGTGAATATACTCATCTTACTTCCTTAT